CCAATTTGTTTCATCATAGGGAGGCCCGTTTCGCCAATGCCGATCATCGCCTCTTTAACCTTGTTGCTTACAATGTTCCACACATCCATCGGGGTTTCGGAATTGGCGATAGATTGATTTAGCTGGCCCTGGCTGTTATTGGTAAAATCAATAATGTCTTTCAGTTTATTGTAATCGCCCATCATTGAAAATATAGCCGCCTTGCTTTCAATGTCGAAGTTAACTTTACCTAACTCTATACCCCGCTTCCGGTCTGAAAGGCCTCCAAGCTGCTTCTTAAGGTCGCCGATAATTGTTAGCAGGGTTTTCATTTTGCCATGGGTATCGTACACATTTACACCAATTGATTTCAAGCCCTTAACCGTTGCCGGGTTACTGAATGATTTAAAAGCATTCTCCAGGCCTGTTGCCGCCTGCTCCGACCGGAAGCCTTCGGCCGTAAGGTACGCAAATGCCCCTGCCATATCCTTAAAGCTGATACCGGCAGCGTTAGCCATCGGGATGATCCGGGGAAGGTATTGAGCAATGTTGCTGAATTCGGCATTACCCTTGTTTACGGTGGCAAACAACACGTCCAGTACTTCGGTCGCATTCATAATGCCCGTACTGTTCATAACAGATACAGTCGCGGCCGCAACCGTCCCCACATCGGCAAATCCGGCTTTTGCAGCCTTTAAAATAGGATCAAGCGAAGCCAGGGAGGTTTTAACATCCAGCCCGGCGCTGATGATCTTATTAAACGCATCCGGCACATCCTCAAGGGGCGTAACGTTATTAGCGCCTATTTCCAATACCTGCCTGGATAGCGAGGCCAGTTCCTTTTTTGTGAGCTGTGCGGTGACGTTGATTTTCGCCATGCCCTTTTCCCAATCCGCCGCCATCTGCACCGTTTTATAATACGCGGCCCCCAGGGCCAGCACCGCCGCCGTGGCCAGCACGTAGGGATTGCTGATCAGGCCCATCACGCTCGAAAAGCCGGGTATCTGATCCCCCATTGCCTTAAAGGTTTCAATGTGGGTAGTTTTAAGGCTGGCCAGCTTATCCTTCATTTCCTTTACGTTTTCGTTAACGTATTTTTTGGCCGAACTTAGCCCGGCTTTGATACGTTCCTTTAACTCCAGGATCAGTTGTACTTTAGCATTCATATTTTGAACTTAAAATTTTATATCTTTGTAATGTCGTCGGTGCCGCTACGCGGTTACCTTCGGCTCCCCAAAAGCAATGTTCGTAAGGATGTTGCTTTTGTTTTTTAGCCTCACCCCGGCCCTCTCCAAAGGAGAGGGAGTTATATCAGGTCTTTTGTTTTAAACTTCTTTAGCTTGCCGTTATTTACCAGCCATATCTCCACCGGCTTTTCTTTCAACTGTAACAGCTTGCCTTTGGCGTAGCGTTTAAAGTTCGTTTCGCCCAGGCGTTTCGGCAGTTGTATTACCAGTTTATCAGCCTGCTTGCTGCCGTTACTGATAGCGTGGTGTACTGCCGATTTTGATTTGGCCTGCAAGGTCTTAATGTCGAAGATCTCGCCGTCAATACTGGCGTCAGGGTTTTTCAGCGTTTTGGTATCCTTATTCAAAACCATCTTACGCAATCCCCTTTGTGCATCGGTATCCGCTTTCAATTCAGGCAACAGGATCACGCGGGATCCCGAATCTGCAATTACCTTTGCCACCGCCACGTTTTCATCATATTCATTCGCATTGTGTAGCGGGCTGGCCCACACCGATCCGCCCTTTTTCGCCTTATATACCTGGTCGTAGATAAAGGGGTTGTTATCATCGGCCGCCTGTAAAACCTCATCAGGTACATGCTCAAAATACGGGTGGTCAGGCGGGAAAGCCAGCCCATCCATAGCCAGGTTGCGTTTAAACATCGGCGGCACATCCGTAGGGGTGATGATCTTATCCTTTGGCGTTACCTGGCCGCTATTTTCTGCCAGTGCCTCGCATCGGCAGCGCCATCCATTTGGCGGGTAGTACTGGCTCCAAAACAACGAGGTGATGTAATCAACCACACCGTTTAACACCTGGTGCGATGGCCTTACCCTGCTATCGCCTACGGTTTGATACCGTAGTTTCTCCACCTCGTCATCAATAAACTGCACCCAGCGGCTGGCCATTTGCGACGAGCCTATCGCCGTATCGTATTCTGTAGCCAGGAAGCGAACATTATATTCATTGTTGATCCTGGTTACAACGTCCTTAAATTCCGGCCAGGGCGTTACCTTATTACCCTGGGAAAGAGCCAGCGATACCGCCTTTAACTGTTCGTAGTTTTTGGCGAAACTGAACTGGTAAACCTGTTTCTCCAGGTTGCGGTACATTTCGGCGTCCGGGCTGCTAAAATCAAGCGAAGGCAGGTCGCCGCCAAAGCCTTTTAAAATAGCCTGGCTGATCACCGCCGACACCTTCCGGGCCAGCTTTATATCAATGTCGCCGGTTTTTAACCGGCCCGAATATATTTGAGCGGCAACGCGTTTAATATCCGCGTCGAAAAGCGTGTTTAACTTTTCCGGATCGGCCGCACCTTCAGGCAGTTTTTTACCGCCGCAATTAGGGCATACACAACTGTATATTTCTTCAAGCGATTTTAACGGCAGGTACGCCACCGGCTTTTGCCCTTCGCCCCCGCCAGGCGAAGGGCTTAGTCGAAAAAAGAGCCGGGGCGCTTTTTTGCTTTGGCTTTTGCCTTTGCCGGTATGGGCGGTTTCGGATCGGGCGCCAACTCTTTAATTTTCTCAATCGGCACGTTAAACGTTTTGCTGAGCCATTCAATCGGCACATCGTAACGCTCCAGTATCCCGGCAACAATAGTCCAGTGATCTACCAGGTCAATATCAAATGATGCGGGGTAGTTAAACGTTACGCCTTCGGGTATTGGCCAGCCCCAGGAACGCATCAGCGGGATCAGCTTATCGTTAACCAGGAACTTCATTTTTGTGCGGTCGCCTTGGGCAATCTTATCATCCAGGTTACGCTCATGCACTTCTGATTGTGAGCGGGACGATCCGTCATCACTGGTCATGGTGCCGCCTACGATCCGTTTGCTGATCTCGCTGTTACAACGGTTAATCTGCATATCATACACCTGGAAGCTATCCTTACCGGCAAACTGCTTTATATCAATGGTGGTGCCTTCGGGCAATACCGCCCGTGCGGCTTCGCCCAGGGCTTCCAGCAGTACTTCCAGTTTATCCAGGTCGGCTTTGTTGGTTTTGCTTGATGTTGCGGTGATAAGCGGCATGCCGAACTTTTCAGAAAACTCCGCCCAGCTTTGCTGGCTGTTCCGTTTCCAGATCAGCTGGGGGATAATGTCATTCATGTAGCCCAGGTAATCAGGTTTCCCTATTTCGATGATCCTGTCTTCAAAGCCTTCGCCATAATAAATACCGTCGGTATCCATCACCTGCAATACCACTATCTTTCTTTTCGGCAAAACATTGCGCCTGGGGATAATGTCGAACTCCATTTTAACCGGGTTGATCAGTTCAATGGCGGTATAGCCCAATTCAAAATAAGTAAGGGCCATCTCCATAAATTCGTAAAACCAGGACGTGCGGAAAAGCTTTGTTGTTTCTGTATCTATTTCGCCGGTGGTATCGGTATCAATCTGGAAGGGGTGGCCAAGCGTGGCCATGTTGCGTAAACCAACCTGCGATTTGTAGTGCCCGTCCGTTTGCAAGTCCCAGTAAATATCCTGTAACAAGTAAGGCCTGGGGTTGTACGGATCAGTAGCGGCACGCAACGCCATGCGCCACTGGTCTATTTGTTTCCGCGTAAGGTTTTTGTACTGCTGAACGATCCTGCCGACAATGGTTTGATCGTTGCTGTTACTGGTCAGGGGAGCCATTGCCGACATGGTTGTCATAGCTTTGTATGAGCGTCCAATGCGCGCGCCTGATGATATTTTATTGTTAATTGACATTACTTATAGGCTTGTTATTAAAAATTGAATTTAAACGGGGTTTAAACGGGTTAAATGGGCTTGCAAGGCTTTACCACTTCTGATTGTTCGGCGGCCTGCTCATCACCCTGAAATCTGACGCGTAATCATCGGCAACCTTTTCCGGCAGGTCGCCGTTGCCGCCTTCGCCGCTTCCTTCCTCCTTTAGCCAGTCCACCGCATCCTGGTAGCGGTCGGCCCGTACCTTTGGCATCCGGCCCGGTGCCTGGGCTGTCCATATATGATATAGGGCGATGTCAATCACCGTCATCACGATAAAAGGGTCGCGGGGATCGTCGCCGGTGTCGGGTGCCGGGGCAAATAGGACATCTACATCGTAGCGCTTTGTCAGGCGTTTTTTCATTTGGCTGATGGCGACCTTTTCAGCCTTTAAAATTTTTGACTGTGCGGTACTGGCATCCAGGAGGTTTTTAATTTCCTCCCTGATCAGTAGTTCGTAGTCGTCGTCCTGTATAAATCTTCCCATAGTTAATATCTGTTTTTTTGGCCGCCCATCACTTTGGCGCGGCTGGTTACTCTTATATTGTCCGTCCGCTCAACGCGGGTAAATTTTAGTATTTCATGTAGGGCGTATTCGTCCGCATCGGGTGCGTCATCGTGGCCGGTGTATCCATAGTCAATGCCGTACAACTGGTTGAGGCCCTTTTTCATATCCTCATCATTCCTTTCGCAATCGGCATACTTTATCTTTTTGGATTGATAAAGCGGGTGCATGGTCATTATTCTAAGGAATTTATCCCCTTTGCCCCGCTCAATTATTGATATATTTAAGGGATAGCCATCCAGTTCGGCATCGTCAAGCGCTCCTATTACAGCATCGTTCCAAAATTGCTTCTCCACCTTCCAAAAAATGGTTACGCCTTCCGGCAGCGACTTTTCATATTCGTGCATAAACATGATAGGCGCTGCCATTTTACTTTGCTTGCAAAACTGTTTGATCTTCCATAGTTCGCGGCCCTTCAAACCCCAAACCGACACGGCGTTAAAATCGGCCTTCCCGGAAAATGCCGGGTCCCAGGCACCCATCAGCAAGTCGAAGTGATCCAGGCGCGGCCGCTTCTCCCACTGAATCATCTCTTCATTAAATATTTCCCCCTCTATGTAGCCGTCATTGTTGTATTCGGCATTGGCTTCGGTACTGCCTATCTCCTCCTCCAGTTCCTGGTAATAGGTGTTGCTGTATTTAGCCTTCCATGCCGGTTCGTAGGTGATGGGATCATAGGCGTTCACCTGACTAAGCTTCCACTTTGCTTTCTTTTTGCCGGTGATAAACTTCTCCTCCAGCAATCCCTGGATAGAAGTTGGGAAAGGATTGTTATTGGGATGCAGGTAGCGGCGGCGCGGCCCGTCCATAATCGGGATCAGGTCTTTGGTTATCCACCGTACAATCTCTTTTTGCCTGGGCAAGCTTTTTGCCGTTTCCCTGTCTTCCAGGTCATCAGCGCTAATTAAATCCGGCCTCTTCGATCTCATACGTAGACCACGAGGGCTTTGCCCCATACCCAGGGCCTTTGCCACAAAACCGTTTTTGGTTCGGAAGAAACCCTTTGTCCAGTTGCCTTTGCCTAATTGTTCGCCAAAATCGTGGATGATACGCGGGTTAGCTTCAAATTCGGCCTGTAAATCTGAAAGCAGGAGTTTAGC